TGAGACAACAAGGATGTTCTTTTGTGGATCTAGGAGGAGTTGGTGGACTACAAAGGCAGAACAGATCCATGACTTACCGACACCTCGGAACCCTTGGATAACACCTCGGCGTGGACCGTTTTGCATCCACTCGGCTATCTCATATTGGATAGGGGTGGGTGCGGGTAGCGTAAGGTGGTTCCATGTCATCCAAAGGAAGTTACGGAAGTCCTTAAGCTGTGGTGGGATGTCACTCATTCATTGACAACTTTATCAGTCGGATCTTCGAAGGGAAGTAAATTTACAAGTGCCTCCAAGGGTGAATCCTTAGTGATGCTTGCAGTGATGTTATTGTCCTTAAGTAACTGACGTGCAGCGTTTAACAAGGCAGGAGGTGCTTCACCACTTTTGATTTGGTCGATGAATGTGTCGATGAGAAGGTCTTGTAAACCCTCCATCTTGATGCTTCGTTTTTCGTCGCTCATTTTTGTTTATTCTTTAAGAGGTGTCGTATCTTTATTAACATATAGATCAACGTCGAGAGTCCTACCGCAATAGCCACAGTGGTGTTAACTTGTTCGAGTGTTATGTTTGCAATCAATCCGGTGATACCTACTAAGGGTGTATTGACTGAGGAGTTCATCTGTTATTATGTGGCAAGGGTGCTTCCGAAGACAACGAAGTCAACTTGACGCCCCGTAGCAACGCCTTCGGTAATAATTATTTCAAATTCACCTACATCTTTACTAGCAATGACAACCTGTCCGTCATCGTGTGAATTTCCGCTCGCGGCAGATAAGGACGCCATTACCGTGTAATTAGCTGAAGTTACGTTATTTAATAAATAGATTTTACGTTTAAAGTTTGTGACAGTTTCATTCTGTGTCTGTGTTATATCAACATTATACGATTGTGTAACAACCTGAGACGATTCTGTATCATAAGTTACTGATCCATAACACCTAGGAACTAACGGGCTGTGTTTAAGAACGTCAGGTGTTACTACACCATAGCTACCGCTTTGGGCTTCCATGTTAGCTTTAGTAGCTTTGGTCACCTTGTTTTGTGTTACCGCTTGATCGCCTATTTTAGTCTCCGTTACAGCTAGGTTGCCGATTTTGCTTTCTATAACACAACCAGTCGCTAGCTCAACTGATCCTACTGTTCCATTCTGGATTTTAGCCGCGTTAATAGCATTGTCTGCAATCTTCGCGTTAGTGACTGCGCTGTTAATTATGCGGTCTTCTGAGATTGAGTTTGTTGCAATCTTAGGAGCGGTCACAGCACCGGCTGCAATAACACCTGATGTTACACTTTGAAGACCAGCGTTTGTGTCGGCTGCATCCTCGGTCATCTCCTGTGCGGCAAAGAGACCTTGCTTATAGGCAGTATCGAGATCGCTTTCACTTAACACAGCGCCTGACTTAAAGTCAATCGAAGGTATCACTGATGTTGTCCGATAGACTCGCACTGAGCTATTAGAATAAATCAACGGATGACTACTCCACGAAGAGGCCGTAATAGTTACCGTCTTTGTCGTAAGGTTTACCGCATAACCAAATCCTTTTTCATCATCCTCGGAAGGAATTTCGCTTTCTAATCTTAAGACGGTTCTGGCTCCGTTTGAAGCGATAGCAATAACAGTAATGTCATCGGCGCTTAATACGTCAAAACCATAGGTAATTGATTTACTTGTTGGGTCGTCGGTCTGGTAGAATGATAGTCCACTTGTGTCAGGCATGGTGTTTTATAAGGTTGGGATAGGGTTTCTAAGTTGTCTTGTCTGTTGTTTCAGTGTGCGAACCTTTTGTTCTAGTTCTGGGAATTCAGGTAGAATTTTACGGCGAGCAACTACACGGTAACGAGTGATGATCTGTTTTGTTAAACGGACTCTTGGGTCTTCAGTTCCGGTGACACCGGCTTCACGTCCGGCAAGATAATTCTTTTCGACTGCTTTAAACATATTTGACTTAAAGAGACCTTTCAACGCCGCTCTTAGGTTACGTCCTCCAAGTTCAAGCGTTGAAGTTTCTTCTAGGAATCGATCATAAGCTTGTCGTCCTTCTTTGTTATAGAAGTCACGCATATTTGTGTCCTTGTGGTTGATGAAGTTATGAGGAGGCATTGAGAATCCGTATAACATATCTTGGATCTTAGCATCTACAATGTCGTTCCGTTTACTTGAGATGTAGATTGGGTTGGCAATACCGGCAACTCCCAGTGGGTTCTGTTTGTAAACGGCTTCACCAAGGAAGGTCCGTTTGGGTGGTATTTGTTCACTTTTAATTGGAAGCTTTCGTAGAATCGCGTCAACAATAGTTCGATTCTCTCGGATCAAGATTTCGTTATCGTAGTTCTTCATCTTATCGATAAACATAGGAACTGCCATTCCTGCTCCGACATCTTTAAGAGTCTTTGGTATGTAAGTCTCGGGATCGGAGAATACATTAAGGACGTTGTTAAGCCCCCGAAGGAACGACTTATCGGTCATGTTTTCAACTATAGCGTAAGACAGGCCGATCATAGATTCACTGAGTTCCCCTTCGCTTTTTGGGTTCATGTCTGCGAATTCGGCAATATCAGCAACAATCCCAATCATCGTGGCAAAAGGATCTGCTCGTTGATAACTATAATACGTTTTATTACCTGCTTCGTCAGTAGTAACAAACGAGTATGGTTGCCATCCCGTTGCTTCTAATGCTTTACGTTCAGCGGGGTTACGCGGGCCTCCTCCTGTTACGGCATCCCGGTTACTACTAGCGTAATACATTAACGCACCTGAGGACGCAACAGCCGTTGCAAGTCGTCCCCTGTAAGCTGCCTGTTCAATCGGACCTAGTTTAGCAAAGTCTAGTCGGGCTTGTTTTGTTCCTTTGAAGATTCTAGGAGCAATGTCCTGTAAGACTACACCGGGTAGTGTCCTTCTCCATCCGAAATTCAACACTTGCATAGGAGTGTTAACAAAAGGAAGCAGAAACTTTGTTACTGGAATGTGGTCTCTTAACTGGTTAAGGATGTTAGTTATAGCTCCAGGTTCTCCCGTGAATGTAGTTTCCCGTGCAAAATCTTCTGCGCGTCTTGCAAGTGTGTCCATCTCGGTGAGGTCGTTTCCAATCTTACCCATCTCCTCTTGCATGTATTCTAGGTGCTTACGTCCTATTGCGTTTGGATCTGTTTCATCAAATCCTTTATCAAGAGCTTTCTTGGCGTAGGCTTTCATCATCCGTTCTTCGGAAAACAATGAGCCGTCTTCGTTATACATCTTACGGACATTCTTATCAATGTATGCAGCTAGTTCGTCACCTCTTAAGTTCTTTCCGATCCCTTCCATCTTGTAGTGAGTGTTAAGGTAGTTATCGACCGCAAAGGTTTTGTTAATAACATCAACCCCTCCGTTAATTCTGAACGGTAACCGAGTAAGAAAGTTGATGGTATTCATAATAGGGACCATAGGCTCTGAAGAGAAAAAACTGTCTTTCTTAAAGTTACTTGAGTGAAAAGCTCCTAATGATTCGCCTGTTATCTCTGGGTCCATTGATCTGGCTCCTCCAAGTAAAGTCTCCGTGTCACTTTTAATGGACATGCCTCCCATGTGTAACGCTTTGCGAACACTGCCAAACATCGAGTCCATGCTCATTGTGGCTTTCAACAAATCCGTGTTTCCAGATAGAAGTGCGCCAGTTGCTCTTTCAATCTTCATCAAGTTACGCGACAAAACAGGGGAAAGACCGTTCAAGACAAACGACGGAGGACCGCTAAGGATGCTTCCCATAAACCATTGAAGCCCTGCGTCTAGGAATTTAGTCCACCCAGAACGCTGTGTAAGCTTTGCTGCCATGTGCATCACCGCATCTTCTCGGCCCTCTTGTGCGGCAAAGTAAAGCCTTTTGGCAAAGTCCCGAGCGCGTTTAGATCCAAGATTCTGGTCAACAAACGTGTCATACAGCTTCTTGGTTGTTACCTCGCTTATTTTAATGCGTTCGTTGAGTTCTGCTGCTTTCTGTTTTGTTTTAGTCTTGAGACGAGTGGTAGCATCTGTGATGTCTTTACCTTTATCTTTAAGACGTTTAATC